GTATCCTTATCTATTTACTGAGACAAAATATGACAAACTTACAGGAGCTTTTACAGATAAGCTTGGGTTTTATACTTCTACTGCTACCCGTCCTATATTAATAGCAAAGCTTGTTAGCACTATTACTTCTAATATTCTTCCTATTAAAGATAAAAGACTACAATATGAGTTTATGAACTTCATATACAACGAGAAAGGTAAGGCAACTGCTGAGACAGGATTCCATGATGACCTTATTATGAGTCTTGGCTTTGCTCTTATGGGTATGGATCAAGCTTTCTTCGTAGAAGAGGAAAAGAAAAGACTACACAGACCACGCAACGTCTCTGAGATGATTGCTTTTGAGCACGCTACAGGTCAACCGCTAAGTAAAGTTCCTCAAGACTATTGGGCAGATGAGTCTCCACTAGATAATCTGCTATCTAACTTTGAGGTTCTGTGACGGCAGTGTGGTAAAATATGAGCCAGGGGACGCAACCCCGATAACAAGCGGGCGACGGAGAAATAGCGTATATGAGCTTTTTAACAGATGAGCAAAACGAGGAAGTCGCAAACCTCTTTCAAGGAAATCAAGTTGTAGAGGATGAAAGTCCTATTGAATCAGAAGTCGAAGCAGCGCCTGCTGTAGAGACACTAACGGATGCAAATACAGAGGAGTCATCCACCTTTGGACAGAACGAGGACAGTGGACATGCTGTTCCCTATAGTCGCTTTAAGAGTGTAATCGAAGCGCGCAACGAGTTAAGAAGTAAAACTTCTGCTCTAGAATCTCAGTTATCTGATCTGAGAAGTCAACTTGATAGTAAGAATACACAACCTGCTGTTCAGCAGTCCTACGAATCAGTAATCGATTATGATGATCTTTCAGATTATGATGATTATTCAGATCCTATGGATAACAAGTTACAAACATATGAGGATCGTATCTATCAGATGGAAGTAACACACGAACAACAGAAGTTGTCTTCGGAAATCAACGTGGCAACACAACGATTTCCTGACGTTTCAAAGGATGTTATTCTTCAGGCCGTTATTAACGACCCAGATGTGGATGTTATGGATGTAGCAGAGCGCTACTCTACTTTCGTCAACGGACTTCGTGAGCAAGCAATCGCTGAATACTTGCAGACTAACCCACAGGCTGCGCCACCCGTCGTAAGACCAGACGCGCCACCTGTTGTAAGTTCTGCTGGTAGCTCGCTACAAGGGAGACTTCCTGGTTCAAGTCGGACATCACGTCCACAAAACATGGATCAGGCTCGTAACTCTCTATTTGATTATTTAAAAGCTAACTGGTCTAACTAGACCGGACATAAACAACTATAAGGAGATTTTATTATGTCAGCATCAATCGCAACACTCGATAGTGTTCTAAAAAACTTTTACGCGAAGGCAATCGCGGAACAGCTCAACCAAGAAGTTCTCATGCTTGAGTTATTCGAAAAGGCCAAACTTGACTGGTCAGGTAAGCGCGTTGTCGTTCCTGTTCACGTCGCCCGTAACAACGGTGTAGGCTTCGCTGCTGAAGGCGCTGCTCTACCAACTGCTGGTAACCAGACTTACGAAGAGCTTCAAATCACTGCGAAGTTCCTTTACGGTCGCTTTCAACTAAGTGGTCCAGCTATCTCAAGTGCTAAAGGCGCTTACTCTTTCGGTAACTACATCGACCTAGAGCTTCGTAAGCTTGTTGAAGACGTTCGTAAGAGAGCCAACGTTGCTACCTTCTCAGGTCAGACAACTACTGGTTGGATTCACACCCGCGTAGGCAACGGTGCTGCTGGTGCCCTAGCTAACTCTGCTGGTGGCACGGACATCCCCTTCTCTGGTGATGCTTCTGAGCTAGAGCGTAAGCGCGCTGCTGCTGTTGCCGCTGGTGGATCACTTCAGGTCAAGATGCGTCGCATGAGCGATTACGCAATCCAGAACGCTGGTGTGCTCGTTACTGTTACTTCAGTAAATACTGCTGCTAACACAGTTGTTCTTACTTCTGGTGCTGCTTACGCCGTGCTCACCGCGCTTCGTGATGATGATTGCTACGCTGTTGAAATCACTGGTGATGCTGCTGCACTAGCTAACGCTAACCTTGAAATCACTGGTATTGCGACTAACCTCGCTTCTGGTAGCCACTTCGGTGTTGACCGAACTGATGCAACTGGTGTTCCTGCACTACAGTCTGATTCTATCCGCTCAGTCGAAGACAGTGGCGTTATTGCTGACTACGATACGTTCCAGAACTTAGCTCTTGAGCGTATGCAAACTCTTACTGATAGCATCTTCTCAGAGTCAGGTTTAGAGCCAGACATGATCATGATGAACCCATCACAGCGCGCTTCTTACACTGCCCTCTTGGTTGGTGTTACTGCTGCTGGTGTTCCCGGTAACCTTTACAAAGACACTGGTAGTGCTGGTAAGGGCGACGGTGGTTTCAGTGGTCTAGGATTTAATAACATCCCTATTCGTGTATCAGTAGATGCCGGTAAGAACATGTTATACTTCCTTCACACGAAAGCATGGAAACTAGCAGAGCTTGAAAAGGCTGGATTCGCTGACCTAGACGGAAACATCCTAGCTCGTGCTGGTGTTGGAACTGGAGGCATCGACGCTTATGAGGGTTACTTTAGGATGTATTGTGACGAATACTGTGAGCGTCCTAACGCAAACGGTGCTCTAATCGGCGTTTCTCTCTAAGAGATTATTTTTGGAAGGGGGGCAGTCGCTTGGGCTGCCCCTCTTCTGGAGTTTATATTTATGATAACTATCTTTTCAGTATTACAAATCATCTTCTATCTTGCTGCTATTACAGCGTTATCGAAAATAGGGTATGATTTGTCTTGCTTATTAAGTGCTATGACCAGTAAGATTAACTGGGAACTAAGCCAAAACCAGATGTGGGATAAGCAAGAAGAACTGCAAGGTAGTTCAACTTTACAGGACGTATATCATGACTAAATACAAAGGAAGCTTACCAAGCGGTAAAGTCTTTGACACAAAGAAAGAAGACGAACGAAAAGCAGCAAAAATACGCAAAACTGCCGCTACAAATATGTCTATGGAAACGTCGGCTGGCGATGTTATTGGTAGTATAGCTCCAATCGTTGGTGCTGCGGTCGGTGCATACTTTGGATCAGGAAACCCAGCAGCTATACAAGCTGGTTACCAAGGTGGTAAAGCTATTGGTGGCGTAGTTTCTGATAAAGAGCAAAGAGAAGAAGTCTTTCAAGAAGCTTCAGAAGCAGAGCAAGAGTTAGAACAACCCAGCGCTTTAGCTAAACAGCCAGGAAAAGACGACAAGAAGAAGAAGAAAAAGAAAGAAACTGAAGGTGATGCTTTTACACAAGCTTTAGCTTTATACAACAAGTTTAGCAAAAAAGATGGTGATAAGGGGATAAGCAACTGATGCAAAACAATCTAGAACATGATGGCTTTCCTACACAAATCAAATCTATGTTGGATTCAGCTAGAAACGCTAAACTTAATCAAACTAGAGTATGGGATTTATCTCTCATGTATCTTAACGGACAACAGAACGTTCGTTATGATAAGTCTCTTCAACAGTATGTAACCCTTCGGAATCAGCCTGGACGTAATCAGTTGATCGTAAACCTGATTCTGAATATGTATCGGGCTGTAACATCGCGTTTAGCAACTAACTATCCAGGCGTTTCAGTTATGCCTGCTTCACCTTCTAACGAAGATATCATCAAAGCGAAGTCTTCTGAGGAAGCACTTAAATATTTTTATCATAGTCAAAGTGTAAAACGCGAACTAACTACTGCTATTGAGTGGTTAGTCTCCTGCGGTAACTGTGCTTTAAAAGAATACTACGATGCTGAAGAGGATTGTATCAAACTAGAAGTTATCTCACCTTACGATCTTTTCTTTGAAGCTGGATGTTCTAACCCAGATGAATCTTCTTTTATCGCTTGTCGTAAGATTGTTCGTAAAAAAGACCTTGAAGCTGCATATCCACAACATATGGAAGCAATCAACGACGCTCAAGCTTTATCATCTGACCAATCAGAAGACAACTCTTACCCACATACTAAATCATATCAAGGTGAATCCTTTTACTATCCTCGTGTAGAGATCTACTCAGTATATTTTAAAGATGGTAACTACGGCATCGTTATGGGTAACACTTGGCTTTACAAAGGAAAAAGCCCAATCAAGGGTATTCCTGTTCAGTTTATTCGTTACACAAACTTGCCTGATAAGTTGTGGGGCATCGGCATGGTGTCAAACATCTTAGATCTTCAGAACCTCTACAATAAAGTTAGAAACCAAATCGTTCAGAACGTTGAGATGATGTCAAACCCAAAGTGGTTGATTCCAAAAACGTCTGGTGTAAACGGTTCATCAATCCGTGGAACCCCCGGTGAAAAGATCTACTACAACGCCGCTGGTGGCGCTCCTCAACAAATAGCGATGAAAGGTATGCCTAGCTATGTTCTCGACCATGTATCGCGCTTACAGAGCGAGATGCTGGACGTTGCTGGTGTTCACTCAACTACACTCGGCAAGCGAGCAGTAGGTGTGACCTCTGGTAAGGCTATTGAGGCCCTTGGCAAGCAAGATGTTAGTCAGTTAGTTATGACTCAGGAAAACATCGAAAGCGCTGTTAAGAAGATGTCTGAATCTGTTCTTCAGTTGATGAAAGAATATTACACCGAAGAACGTTTTATTAACATGATGGATACAACAGGCAAGTTAGTTTGGCGTTCACTATCACAAACAAATATTGTTAATAAGCCAGAAGTATTTATCGAAGCTGGTTCACTATTCCGTGATGAAGCCCAAGATAGAGATGCTAAGATTCTTAACTTACTTGAACTTGGCCTTATCGATAAAAAGCAGGCTATGCGTGAAATCTCCTTTAAGACAGGCAACGCCATGGTTCTTGAAGAAATCCAATCCCGCAATCACGTCCAAGACATGCTTGATGCTGTTAAAGCAGGCGCACAGATTGAAATCTTTGCTACTGATGATATTCCAAAGTTCACTTCAATCTTTGGTGATTACATGAAAACACCTGAATATTATGAGTTAGCTCAGTTTGTTCAGGATTACATGAGAGATATTCTTATTGCCTTGGCTACTTACACTCCACCTGATCCTAAAAACCCTGGTGAGAATAGAGTTAAATACAGAGTATTCCCAACACACTTACCTACGAACGATCAAGATAAGATGTTAGAAGGACTTGTAACTCAAAGTCCACAAGCTGCTGAACAACAGATAGAAGGTTCTGCTGAAGACGCTATGTTGGTAAACGCTATGACTACACAACGTGGTCAAGTTCGACAACAGGCACAAAGTAACGACTTAGCAGTTATTAATAGAAGGCCAACGGAGTAATAACACATGAATACAGCACAAATCGCAGAACTGTTTAAACAATATGTAGACGATTCCGATCTTACTTTTATGGATGATGATACAAAAGTAAACTTTTTAAACTTAGGATGGAGAGAGTTAACTTTTAAAGCTGCTGAATCAGATAGTAACTTGTTTGGAACTTCTCAGAACTACATCAATATCAACGCTGATACTTTAGACTTAGCTCTCCCAGGAGCTTCAGGAAACGCTATTATGGGCAGTGCTCCTGTTGCTGATAGGCTGTATCGTCTGATGAGAGTAGCGCGCTCAGATGCTGGCACAGGGCTAGCACGCTATTACTTACAGGCTGCAAACTCACTCGTAGAGATGCGAAACGGTGTAAACCGCTATATGTTAAGAGGCACACAACTTTTATTTAGCGAACAAGCTGATAGTTGCCTTGTAGAATATGTTGGTTTTCCCACAGAACCGTTCACAGTTATTAATACAGCAACAGGTGCTGGTGTTTATCTAAACGAAATAGCTGCATATTATGGTGACCTTATCGCACTTATGGCTTGTAAACACTACCAAATCAAAGACTTTGCTGCTAATCCAATCTTGATGGCTCAACTTACTATGAGGAAAAACGAGTTAGATTCTTACCTTATGACTGGTAGGTCATGGAATCAAAACAATAACGTCGTAGGAACAGACGAAGCAACATATTACTAAGGTGGTAAATATATGAATCACTGTGAAAGGAACTAAAATATGGCTTACCATAAACGAGAAATAGGTATTTATAGAATAGTTTCACCAAACGGAAAGACTTATATTGGAAGCTCCGTT